GCCAGAGGTAGCGTTACCGTTACCAACTACGTTTATTATGAATATGATGCTTGGGGATATAGTTGAGGCTGTCTTCAAGGGTCTATTGAAATCTGCGGGAGTAAAATACGAAGAGCCTGAACACGTTACCTTAGAACTTGAGAATGAAGAAATTAATGGCACATATGACATCGTTATTAACAACGCTGTTGATGACATTAAATCGGCATCTAATTGGTCATACAATAACAAGTTTGAATCTTATGAAACATTAGCAGCAGGTGACAGCTTTGGTTATGTTGGTCAGCTTGCAGGTTACGCTAAAGCATCTAAAAAACTGGTAGGTGGCTGGTGGGTAGTGAACAAGGCCAATGGTCAGTTCAAGTATGTGCCAGCATCGGGGCTTGACTTAGACACTGAGATAGCTAAGATTCAAAACACAGTAGACACAGTAGAGGAGAATAAGTTTGAAAGATGTTTTCAACCAGTACCAGAGAAGTTTAGAGGTAAGGAGACAGGTAACAAAGTACTCAATAGCGGTTGCAAGTTTTGCTCTTATCGTTTTGATTGTTGGGATAATCTAACGGAACGTCCAGCAGTCATGTCTAAAGCCAAAGTGCCACCGACAACAGCCTACATAGGAGAAGTCGTTGTTTCATAAAGCGACTAGGGCAGCTAAGAAGTATGGGTATCGTAGCGGGTTAGAACACAAACTCTCTGTCTACTTGGATGAACGTGACGTAGGTTACGAGTACGAGAAGATGAAGATTGAATGGGAAGACCTAGCCTACCGTACCTATACTCCTGACTTTGTATTGGACAATGGTATAATTATTGAGACTAAGGGTAGATTTATGGCAGCAGATAGGCGTAAGCATCTTGCAATTAAGAAACAACACCCTAAGTTAGATATTAGATTTGTCTTTACAAACAGCAAGAGCAAGACCAGCAAGGGTGCTAAAGGTTCGTATGCAGATTGGTGTATAAAGCATGGCTTTAGATACTATGACCGCATCATTCCAGAGGACTGGCTGAAAGAAAAAGGTAAGAATACATATGGCTCTTTCATAGAGTTTAGTGGCAAGAAAGTAAAAAGGAGATAACATGAACAAGCAACAGATTATGGATGCATTGGAGGACGAAGACTTCCTGATACGAGTAAGACCCTTCGCTGATGAAGATGGTACTTGGAATGGAGAGATAGATATAGCAATCATGGCCTTCCCAAACAATCCCTTGTGTGATGAAGACTATAGTAATGTCATGCACTTTACTAAGATGATGTGTGCTACCGTACCAATCATGGAGCAGGAAGAAAGTCTTCGTGAATTAGTACATGAATATGTGGTAAATATGATTGACAACGAAGATGGTTTTGATGTAGAACTAGAGGAAGAATGTGGTGTAGAGAAAACCTATGACGGTAACATAGTACATCTTAACTTCAACAGTAAGACAGGGGGTAGCGCATGAGACATGAAGAGTTTATGAAAGAAAAGTTTCGTGAAGAGAAAACGGAGATGGTGCAGAATATTATTAATACAGCAGACCGTATCGGTAGCAAAATTGATATGGTCAACAGTCCACCACACTACAACCAGACAGGCATTGAGTGCATTCACGCTATCTCTGCTGCCACTGGTGCTGGCTTCAAGTACTACCTGCAAGGCAATATCCTCAAGTACCTATGGCGTTTTGACTACAAAGATAAACCCCTTGAGGACTTAGAGAAGGCCAAGTGGTACTTGGATAAGTTGATTGAAGAGGTAATGGCAGATGGTAAGAGTTAAAGTCTTTATGACCATTGACATTGATGAAGAGGAATACCCCATACCTGCAGATGGGCAGGTTGGGGAGGAGATTGAGGATGGCATACGTGAATACTTCTATGATGTAGACGGTGCTGATATTAGAACAATACGAACTATAACGGAGTGAGATATGATTAGTAATACATTACCAACAGACTATCAAAACTTCATCGCGCTATCACGGTATGCACGATGGAAAGAAGATGAACAACGCCGTGAGACATGGGGTGAGACAGTAGAACGATACTTTGATTACATGACTAATCACCTCAAGGAATCCTGCAAGTACGTATTGTCGGATGAATTACGTAGTGAACTAGAGCAAGCTGTACTGAACCAAGACATCATGCCTAGCATGAGAGCCTTGATGACATCTGGCCCTGCACTAGACCGCTGCCACGTAGGTGCATACAACTGCTCTTACGTGCCTGTAGACAGCCCTAGAGCATTCGATGAGACTATGTACATCTTAATGTGTGGCACGGGTGTAGGCTTCTCTGTGGAGCGTCATTGCATCGACAAGTTGCCTACTATTAATGAAGACATGAACGAGACAGATACAGTAATCAAGGTAGGTGATAGCCGCCCCGGTTGGTCAAAATCTCTGCGCGAGTTAATTGCCATGCTGTATGCTGGACAGATACCTAAGTGGGATGTGTCAGAAGTACGTGCTGCAGGTGAACGACTGAAGACATTTGGTGGTAGGGCATCAGGCCCAGCACCATTGGAAGAGTTGTTCCGCTTTGTCATTGAGAAGTTCAAGGCAGCACAAGGACGTAAGCTATTCCCTATTGAATGTCACGACATCATGTGTAAGATTGGTGAGGTTGTAGTTGTCGGTGGTGTACGCCGTAGCGCACTCATCAGCCTGTCTAACTTGAATGATGACCAGATGGCACATGCTAAGTCAGGTATGTGGTGGGAGAACGAAGGACAACGTGCTTTAGCTAATAACTCTGTGGCATACAAGGGCAAGCCTGAGATGGGTACATTCATGCGTGAATGGGTGTCACTGTACGAGAGTAAGTCAGGTGAGCGTGGTATCTTTAATCGTAAGGCTGCGAAAGCACAGGCTGCTAAGAATGGTAGGCGTGATACAGACCATGACTTCGGTTGCAATCCTTGCAGTGAGATAGTCTTACGCCCATACCAGTTTTGTAATTTGTCAGAGGTAGTAGCACGTGCTAATGACACGCAGCAAACACTACGAGAGAAGGTGCGATTGGCTACAATCCTTGGTACATTCCAGTCAACGCTTACTGACTTTAAGTACATACGGAATATATGGAAGAAGAATACAGAGGAAGAACGGCTGTTGGGTGTATCACTAACGGGTATCATGGATAGTGACTTGCTTAGTGGTACGTCAACACACCTTGGCAAGAACATTGGACAGACCTTGGAGAGTTTGCGTGACACGGCAGTAGAGACTAATGCAGCTATGGCCCAACAGCTAGGCATCCCACAGTCAACTGCAATTACTTGCGTAAAGCCTAGTGGCACAGTGTCACAGCTAGTAGACAGTGCCTCTGGCATTCATGCAAGGCACAACCCGCATTACATTAGGACTGTACGTGGAGATAACAAAGACCCACTGACACAGTTCTTGGTGTCTGAAGGTATCCCAGCAGAGCCTGACGTAATGAAGCCTGACTCTACTACAGTGTTCAGCTTCCCAATGGCATCCCCACGTGGTGCTGTAACACGCACACTTATGACTGCCTTAGAGCAGCTTGAGTTGTGGCTGATGTACCAGCGTTACTGGTGTGAACATAAGCCATCAGTAACCATCTCTGTCAAAGAGAATGAGTGGATGGACGTAGGTGCTTGGGTGTACAAACACTTCGATGAAGTGTCAGGCATCAGCTTCCTACCATTCAGTGACCACACATATGCACAAGCACCTTATCAAGATTGTAATGAAGATGAATACAATGAGATGTTGACAAAGATGCCAAAGAGTGTAAACTGGTCGAAGTTGCAGGACTTTGAGAAGGAAGATACTACATCAGGTGGACGCGAGTTAGCATGTACTGCTGGCGTTTGTGAGGTAGTAGACTTAAATGCTGCATGAGTAAGCTATTGTGGAAACAAGGTGAGGGGTGGGTACAACATAACCCACCTCGCAACCACCCTTGTTATAATGAGTGGATGAAACTAAAAGAGAAGGAGAAAGAAAATGCTGATGGACAGTCTAAAAAAGAAAGATGACGTAGACCTTAGTACTTACACACAGAAAAGTTGGTTGGAAGATGGTGAGTATTGGTACAGGCAACCCGGAGATGGTGGACGTAGGCGTGTTGTAACACAGGTAAAAAAGAATACGAGTCGAATGTTTATCAACGGTAAGTACATACCAAAGACACACCCACTACACAAACCGGGCCGTTACAAATCACTAGACGATGCTTGGTCGCACAACAAGATTGAGAGTGTAGCTGAAGGTGAAGTGTACGCTGTAATGAATACAGC